ATTGTGTGACAGGCTCTTTCTGCTGCCAGTAACAGCAGCCGTCATCGCCGTCCGTGAAGTCGGCACAATAGGGGCTTGCGCCGCAAAAGCATACGCCTTTGAAATCTTCCCAATACAGGCAGGTTTCACAGCGCAGGGGTTCAGATGGGGTTCTACTCATTTTTGTGTTCACCTCCGAAAATTACAACCATGCTTGGAAACGGGGCCGCGTTTTGACAACTGCCAAATTTCAAGCGACCTTTGATAAACCTGACTTCCGTTTTTCCATAGATGTAATCGTGAAACCAGCGTGTATCAGTGCGGGCAGGCAGTAGCATAACGACAAATCCCCCCCCGAAGCAGTGTCGTGAGCCTTTTTGACCCACTGGCCAACGTTCCGCCCGTATGGTGGATTGCACCACACTCGGCCTGTCCAAGGCTGGTCAAGGCCGTTTTGCTCTGGGGTGTAATAGGCCGCGCATTTTGCATTTTCCTTGACTGCGCAGGCATCCAGCGTGAAATGGAATTCGGCGTCAAGGGCATCGAAGAAATCCTGCGGCGTTGCCCACATATCGGTTTTGCTGGAGTAAAAGACGGCGCTGTTCATGTCGGCTTCTCCATTTTCTCAATCTCGTGTTTCAACTTGTTCAGATTAAAGTCCATTTCACCGACAAAGCGCAGGCACAGATCATGATTGATGCCGTTGCCCAGATTAGTATAGATATATTCCATGCCGTCACGGGTAAAGTCTGTGTGGCAGAACTGGTTTATGCCGTTCAGATGGTATTTCACACTTGCCGGACTGTAGGACTTACAGGCTTCGCGGCTGCACCATTCAATAATTCTTGCGTTAAGTTCTTCTATCGTGTCCGCACCGTACAGCGGTACGGTGGTATTGCGCGCCGGATAGACAATCAATTCAAGGCGCAGATTCATAATTGCTTTCGGAAATGCGTATTGCAGGGCACACCGAACCGCCTGATCTAATAAGATACCCTTTGCGCAGACAGGCGGCGGGGTCACGGTGGGTTCTGCTTTGATAAGCGCCCGGAAACTTTCAACAGCAAAATTGCGGGTCATAACGTGGTTGCTGTCGTTGCTGTGGGCGGGCAGTTTGCTTTCAAGGCTGTCGGCATTTATCATTCGCATTTTTCATCCCTCCAGTCGTGCGCAATGTTCGACGATGATATTTTCCTTGCCCGCCGGGGTGTTGCGGGTATATTTTTCACACCGATAGGCGGGGCAGTCATCATGCAGGCACGGCATAAAATATTCATTCCTGAATATTGCATCTGGAATTGTGGCAGATGGCGTGGTTACGCCGTGAACACGGAACGGGCACACCATGCGGCTTTTTTCTTCTTCCTTGTGCATCATGGGTTTACGCCTCCGCATCGCCAATCAGCGTACCGCCTATGCCGGTGCCGTAACGGTCACGCAGCAATTTTGCAAACAGCCACGCCCGCGCAATGGTTCTGAATGTGTAAAAACATGGTTCCGGGTCAGCGCTGGCTCTGTTGTAAATCAGAGCCAATGCGCGGAAACAAACATCGGCGTTGCTCGGATTTCCGACAATACATTTTTTTACCATATCAAACGTATCGCTTGCCGCGCGCTTGTCGCCGTGACCGGTGACGGACATAATGGTTTTGATAGCTTTCTTTCGGGTCATAATTTCATTCCTCCAATAATTCAGCCGCGTACAATGCGGCGCAGTTCTGTTTCTATCAAGAGGTTTTCACACTGCTTTTTTGCGAAAAAATGCGCAAGTAGCAGTATGGCATTAAAGCATCGTGGTGCTCTTACCTCTGTGTCCGTTCACAATTCCTGTGCAACTGCTTTCTTTTGCGAATCCTCGTATACCGGCAAATACGGATGCACCACGATCTGACAGCCGCACATAGGGCAATCGAAGGCATCATGCAGGCCGTCAACAATGGCTGTGTCGCTGATTATGGTTCCTTCATTGTAGTAATGAAATCTGCCGTAGTTGTGCTTTCCAACTGCAATGTAGCGGCTGCTATTATACGGGATGAATTTAAAGCCGCATACCTCGCACTGTATATCATGTGGCAGATTGTCATCTTTCGGTTTCTCTGGCGGCAGGGGTGCGCAGTATGGTTTTGCATTGAGAGGTTTTTTCAGCTTTTTGCGCGAAAAAAGCTTCTTGCAAATGAAATCTTTGTTACCTTCAAGGCCAGCAAGGCCAAGAAAGACTCCAACGACGATCAGAGCAGCAACCGCAATCGCTAAAACTGCAAAAACAACTTCTTTCATTGTCACACCTCCCATGTGAACGGCAGACCAATCCTGCACCCCTCGCGTTGTCCATTGCAGAAATAGAAGTCGCACCCTTCGCAGCACTCGCCGCTGCCGTGGGCTTCACAGTAGTTACTAAGATCGCGGGCCGCGTCAATCACGTCATCGCTGGCGGTAGGCTCTGTGCTCTCGACGGCGGGCGATTCTTCCTGCACGATGGG